GCCTGTGGCGGAGGCTGCGCCCAGATCGCCTGTGGCGGAGGCTGCGCCCCGATTGCCTGTGGCGGAGGCTGCGCCCCGATTGCCTGTGGCGGAGGCTGCGCCCCGATTGCCTGTGGCGGAGGCTGCGCCCAGATTGCCTGTGGCATGATTCTCTTTTTCGGCGTTTGCGCGCTTGATCGCGTCGTCAAATCCGATTTGGCTCTTGACATATTCGATCTGCGCTTTCACGAGGCCAGGAACGCCAATCTCGGCTTTCAGTGTCATTTTCTTCGCAACAATCTTGCTATCCGATGATTCACGTTCGGCAGATACCTCTTCTGCCTCTGCCTCAAAGTACCGGCTTTCATTCGGTGTGTAGTGGTTCAGCACATCAATCGGTTGTTCGCACGCGTGCAGGCTAGCCTTGCAAAGATGCGGCTCTCCATCAAAAACGGCGGTTTCGCCGAGTTTGTATTGAAACCCGCGGCACTTCATATCCTTATTCGTGCCTTTATAAACTTTCATGTTGATCCTCCTGTTTCATCTTTCCAACCAGCCACAGCGGCGGGAATAAATAGCGATCTTCGTCCTCCGGCTCGTCCGGCTCATACTCCGGCTCCGGAATGCTCAAGTACAGATTTTCGCCATCATACGCCATTCCGGCTCACCTCCTGGCGGATCAGCGCTTCACAGAAGCTCTGAACCGTGGAATAGCCCAGCTTTTTCAGAAGCCTGTCCAGCTTCTTAGCCTGATCGTCCGTCAGGCGGAAGTAATACCGGTTCGTCTTCTTCCGGCGATCTGCGCGGTTCTTGGGCGCGTCCAGCGCCTTGATCGCCGCAGCTGCCTCCGGAACAAGCTGCACGCCGTATTTCTCCGGCGCTTCGCACTGAGAAAGCAGGCATTTGTTAAACTTCGGGTAGTCGGCCCGATGTACCGCGTCTACGCAGGCTTTCGCACCATGTCGAACGCGGGAATCCGTTAAACTTGACATAGTTCCATTTCTGCCCTATAATAAAGGCGTCTTAAGTTTCCTTTCGGCCTCTGTCGCGTTGCCGCGCGGCAGGGGTCATTTCTTTATGCCAGCCCATACAGCAGCGCTACGAGCGCGACGAAGCCAGTCACAGCGCATTCATAAGTCATTCCTGCCATCCCGGCCACCGCCGACAGGATCATCGCCGCGCCGCTCGTCCAAAGGCACAGGCCCTTGACGATCCGCAGTGTTGCCTTGCGGGCCTCCAATTCCTCCCGCAGCCGCCCCCGGCGCTCCTCAGTCGTTTCCGCGACAAGGTTTGTTCTCATGTTGTCCACTCCTCTTTCGATTTCTGTTCGCTTCTTTGCAGTGCGATTCAATTCATAGCCTTTGCCAGTCTTTGATTCGCCGTCTTTGCCTTGCTATGCCATGCCATTGCCCATCGTCGCTTTGCCATTCCCTTGCCTGTCATTGCGTCGCTGAGCTACGCGTCGCCTTACTATGCCTTTCCTTTGCTGCGCCTATCACCGCTAAACACTGCCGTTGCGCATCTGCGCCAGTCAGTACAGAGCAATTCCGTTGCCGTTCACCGCTGCTCTCAGCGACGCGCTTCCCTCGCATGCCCCTGCGCTGCCAGTCTCTGCCATGCCAGGCCATAGCATATCCACGCCTCGCTTTGCCGTTGCCCATCGTCGCTCGGCCATTCCATTGCTAAGCCGAGATGTGCCACGCAACTCCATTGCGGTGCCGTGCCACTCCATTGCCCTTCGACGCCGGGCCCATCTATGCCCTCGCGCTTACTCGAGCACTTCGTAGGTGAATCGTCCCTTTCCGGAGTTTCGCCACTGGCCGATGCCTCTGAGCCGTCCGTAATCCAGCCATTCCAGGACGATATCCTTGTGTGCCTTTTCATCGAGCATCACGATATCAAGCTCGATGGAGCTTCCTGCCGGGATTTCCTCGGAGTTTGCGAGGCTCACGCGCTCGCCCTGTGCGGTCTGTGCGCGAAGCGGTCTCTGGCATTCGCCGATCTCGCCGTTGATCTCAATGGGAATCATGCGCGGCTCTACAAAGATCAGGCCGTCGATGATTTTCTTATAGGCTTTCAGGGCGCTGGATTTCTTGGATTTCACGCGTGCCAGCATACCGCAGGCGTCTTTGAAAAAACCTTTGATCTGATAATCGTACAGAATCGGCTGTCCGTCGGTACGCGGGAAAACGGTTTTTCCCTTTTCGGCAACAGCGTCCGCGCCGAGCGCTGCGATCTCATCCTCAATCGTGCTTGCGTCCGGGGCCTTGCTTGCGATAAAGTCCCGCGCAATGTTCTCGTTGCTCGGCCATGTGCCAAGAACCGGCTCCAAAAATGTTAATCTGACTTTCATTTGTTCCTCCTCATGCTCCGAGAAACCGCAAAAACGGCTCTCTCGGGATCTTCACTCTGTGCTTGCTTGTGCAGCAGACCGGGAAGCCCAGCTTTTCAGGCTGTTCCCTCGCCATCAAGCGAAGCCATTGCGGGGTACAGCCGAGCACCTGCGCCGCCTCGCTTGCGAGGATTGTTGGCTTTGACATTGCCCGGATATCGTCCAGCGTCATTTTTCCTCCTTTCTGCTTCCCTCAATTGCCTCGTCCAGCTCCTGCGGCGTGCAGCCGTAGAGACGGACGAGCTTTTTCTTGTACTTCCGGGCGATTCCGTTTTTACCGAGCTCCCAATTCGAGACGGCGATGATCGAGACATCAGCTCGCCTTGCAACATCTTTTTGCAGAAGCCCAGCCCGCGCCCGAAGCTCTTTCAATGTCAATCGCTCATTCCTCCATTCCTTAATTAAGTTTTGTTGACCGCAGCGCCCCAGACGTGCTATACTGTCCTTAGCCCTTTTAGGTAAATTCGGGAGGTGGTTTTCATGACCAAACTTTTGAACTTGCCAGTTCCAGACCAAAGAAACGGCGTGATGCGTTGGGGCAAGGGGCAGCGCCAGAACTGCCAAAGTGAGCGGCGCGTCCATAGAAGCGCAAGTTCGTTTTGTGTCAGGATGGCATTGCCGAGCCGGTGGAAAGAACTCTACCAATTCGGACGGATGCGAAGTAATGCAGACGGCCATCCTGTGCAGCGCGTTCTGGTAAACAACTCTGGGGAAACCCGCTCGTGAACGAACCACGGGCGGCTTTTCTTTACGCCGCAGCCAAATTAAGAGCTTTATCTTGACAAAACCATGTATAGCCGTTATTATGTAAGTGTCAGCCAACAAAATATTGTCCATACGCCCGCAAAACGAAGATTCGGATGGGGCTTAGTTTTTTGTTGCCTTGATTAAGCTCTGTAAGCATATTATATACAACGTTATGTCGTATGTCAACAATGCTTACAATGAAATGTTGTACAAATTGGATTGACTTTTTTTGTGAGGTTTTTATGTGGTTTCTAAAAAAGCAAAAAAGCGTCATGCGCCAAGCTTCATCCAAAGACAAGCGCCCCACCATAAACAGCCCCAGCAAAAGCCAATCGGATATGTTAGAGCAATACATGATGATTGAAAAAGAAATCCGTCCAATAGAAAGTTATATGGAAAATTGCGCCGTTTCGTTGAATGCAAAGCTTCTACTGAACGAGAGAATTGAAACATTGCAAAAGCTTATTGCTGCATTTTACAGTCTTAAATCGAAATGCTATTCTCTTGGCCCAGAATACCAAACTTATTTTTCTGAGATGTGGGAACACGCTCACAATTCAAAAGATGCAGATTTTTGTTATGTTGATCGCTTTGAATGCGAGTTAAAAGAGTTGCTTAAAAACAAAGACCAATTATCCGCAAAAGAATCTTTATATATTTCACAAACCAACAATTTAAAGTCAAAAATTGAGAGCGTTCTTTCGGAAAGCCATTCTATTCTTCAAACGGATTTGTATAAACGCTTTGATCCTGTCGTTCAAAACGACATCTCAACAATTTTGTACTTCATGGCTAAAGACGGGACAATAACGCGCACTAAGCATGGGCGTACATATCTAATCGAATATAAGGGGTAGCAAAATGTCTAAACGTCTTGTTGTCACGCCAAATATTGAAGAAGTAACTTCTCTCGTAGAGGGGAAAGGATGGAGCAAAGCATACTTTTCCGAAACAGTTATGAAAAAATCTCGCGGGTGGATTACGGAATGGAAGCGTGCGAAGAACTTTCCATGCCCCGAAGAAGCTGTCCATATGTGCGCCATGCTGCAAACCACGCCGGAGGAGATTCTGACGGAGCAGGCCGACATTGAGCTTGTGCGCGGGCTGCTGGAGCAGGAACGCGAAAAGGGCATAAAAAAAGACCCCATCCCGAAGGATGAGGCCGAAGATAGCGAAACCGCAGAACTCCGTGAAATTTGGAGTTCTGCGGATGAAAATGAGCGACGTGATTTGCTCGAAATGGCGCGTATGCTAAAGAACCGGAGAAAGCAGAATGGATGATGCAAGCAACCTTCCGTTTTCGGAAATCGAGTTGAACAAAGATGAAAGAAAAATGCTTAAAGCGTTGGCAGATAGCAGAATATTTGCGACGGATGATATTTTCCAGACCGCAAATAGGCTGAAACATTTTGGACTTGCAAATCTGCACCCAATCCCCAGCAAAGATGGTGTCCCTGTGTTATCGTTTGGCGCGTCCTGCGCAATTGAAATAGAAGAACGCGGGAAGGACTACTTGGCGTATATTGATCAGCGGAAGAAGTCCACAAAGGCTAGTCGAATCCATGACCTAGTGATTGCAGTAATCTCATTCCTGCTCGGGATGCTTACGTCTGAACATTTCTGGAATTTCCTGAACAAATGTCTGTCAGGATCCGAGGGCTAAAGTCGCTGCAAACTGCTTTAAGCTTTTTTTCGCAGACAAGCACGATGTCGCCGCCTGGGCTGGCCGCGCCGATCGCGTGTTCGCACATCCGGCACGCTTCTCCGCACTCATCTTTTGTAGAAATTTCAGTCCTGATTCTGCACAACTGCAGCATAATATTATCGTACTTTTCCTTGCTCAGAAACATTGTTTCGCTCCTTCCATATTCTAATTAGTTCTCGTTTTTCCTCTGATGTAAGTTCCATTAAATACTGAAAGCCAATATCAGCGGGCGCAATTTCTTCACCCTTATTATAGCACAGATCATCCTGAATACAAAGCATTTTGCGCCCTCCTTTTCTTAACTTCCAAATTCTATCGTTTCTTTTTGTGCAGTTTTGACCTTGAGCCTGTAAAACTCTGGTGATAAAATTATAGTACATTACAAAACCGGGAGTACTATGACTAGTGCAGGATTCTCGGCTCCCGCCGCTCGTCCTGCTCCCGGCCTACGTCCGCGACGCAGGCAAACAGGAGCGGAATGCCCTTGATGTAGTCCACGCTGACGCTATGCACATCTGTCAGCTTCGCACCGTCTACTGTTACGTCCACTTTCCCGTTGTTTACCCGGATGTTGATGCACTCCATATTTTTTCCTCCTGTCATTTATTATAGAACGGTTGTTCTAAAAATCAACATGGTATTATGAACAAACAGACCGCGTTATTTTTGGGGATCAGGAATCCGATGGTGTACAGTTTATGGGACTGATGATTTGATATAATATTCGGTTTGACCGGCCCCATCGTATCTGGAACATACGGTGGGGCCATTTCAGCAGATGCCGGATTCAGGAACTATCTGCTACGTTTTTATTGTACCAGATAATGTTTGTAAGAAAAGCCCGAGTTTTGCGTTTTCTTCTCATAGTTTGCGTTTTCACACGGAAAATGTAAGAAATAACAATACAATCTGCGATTGGAGGCGCACCGATGTCCGCAATACAGGAACTCGCGCCGTTTATCGGCGCGTATCATGGGAAAATCAGAAATGCGAAAGATCACAGCGGAATGACTCTGGAGGAGCTGTCGGAAAAGTCCGGAGTTTCCTTCTCCACCGTGAGCCGATTATATGCCGGAACACAAGCGGATCCACGGCTTTATAACTCGGCCGCAATATGTAAAGCGCTTGGTCTGTCGCTCGACGAGCTGTTTGGCCTTGAGAATCCCGTCGGAAGCCCGGAAAATCTGACCAAGCAGATCCATCGTGTCGAGCTTGAAAACGCCAAGCTGGAGGCAGCAGCAGCCCTACAGAGCGCGCAGATAAGGTCTACACATACAATGTGTTACGTTCTCGCCCTATTTTGTTTGCTTCTCTCCTTTACCCTGATTGCCTGCCTTGTAACGGATGCGCAGATTCGGAACGCAGGCCTCATTCGAGATGGAGACTTGTCCGTAACCGCATGGGCGTGTATCGCCCTGATCGTAGGTTCAGTTCTGGCTTCGGCAATTACTTTCTACGCGATCCGAAAAGAACGTGGAGGGAAACATGGAGTGCATCAAGTGTAAAAAAGAAATTCCAGACGGCGCGCCCTACTGTTGCTGGTGCGGGAAAAAACAGGAAGCGCGGCGAAGCCGGACACGCGGGAACGGGCAGGGAAGCGCTTACCAGCGAGGGAAGACGTGGACGGCGCGTTGGACAGAAAGAACTTACCTAGACGAGAACGACAAGCTTCGGCAAAAGATGCGAACAAAAGGCGGGTTTACATCAAAGCGCGCCGCCCTCCAATATGCTGCAAACCCTCCGAAGGAAGAGCAGCGAAGCCCCACTCTCAGAGAATACTACAAAACATATCTGCGTGGGGATTATCTATCCTTATCGGCTGATCGTCAGGGCGCGGCGGAAAAGGCATTCGAGCGCATGAGAGAAATCGCCGACCGTGAGATCGACGCGCTTACCATCGCGCAGATACAGGATGTTATCGACCGCAACGCCAGCACCTATTACACGCGGAAAGATATGAAAACTGTCCTCTCCCACTGTTATAACCTCGCAATCGCAGAAAAGCAAACAACCGTGAATCTTGCAAAGTACATAAAGCTTCCGGAGCTTGAAGAAAAAACGCCGGAGCCGTTCACCGACACCGACGTAAAAAAGCTATGGGAAGCGTATGCAAAAGACCACTTCATTGGGTTTATTTTAACGATGATTTATACCGGCATGATGCCCGGTGAGCTTCTAAAACTCAAGAAAGATATGATTGACTTTGAAAAGAATGAGATCGTCCGAGGCGGCATAAAGACAAAGAAGCGGAAGGAAACGCCTATGGTCTTCCCGGATTTCGTTGCGCCGGTGCTGCATGAACTATGCGAAGAAAGCAAATCGCGCGTCGGAAATATCTGCTGCATAAACAAAGATAATTTTTACAAGAGATATTATGAGTGTTTGGAGCTTGCCGGAGTGCAAAAGCTACCACCTTACTCATGCCGCCATACAACCGCTACAGCCCTCGCAATGAAAAACATTGATCCGTTTACGATCAAGGAAATCATGCGCCACACGAAGATAACCACTACCCAACGGTACGTACATCCGGACATGAAAGGCATGGTCGATGCCGTAAATCAGTTGCAAAACGACTCGCCAGAGTGAATTATGTATGCTACAAAATACGTTACAAACGCCAATTTCCCCAGTGTTTTCAATGGGTTTTTCTCCCCTGCTAAGGGAGTAGGCGTCTAAAAAGCGCGCGAGAGTTCAAATCTCTCCTTCCGCGCCAAAGTACCGATTTTAGATGTTTTAAATCTAAAATCGGTACTTTTTTATGCTTTTCACCCTATTTTCTGCGTATTTTCAAAAAGCAAAAAATCACGTTATGACACGCTCTGTAACATAAAATTATTTCCCGTATGCTACATTGTATGCTACAGATTCAGCGCAATGCGAGGGGACTCCCCTATTTTTTGCTACATGGACTTTATTTTCCGAAGCATAGAATCATAGACTTTTCGGTTCACAAGCGATAATGTGTCCATAAGTTCATCAACGACCGCCCAAGCCTTTGCCGGGTCTTTCCCAGCTACTGCAAGCAAAAACTCACTGTCCCCGTACTCGCCCACGGTAGCCGGTTCTGCGGTCACAGGGGCGGGAGCGCCGGAGTAGTAACCCACATACCTACCGCCGTCGCCCCGTTCCTCTTCCTGCATCTTGTCGCGTATCACATAAAGATCTGCCAGTTTGGCATAATTGGGATAGCTGGATTCCTCATATTCCAGCCGCGCTATCTCCTTGCGGATCTCGGCTTTATCCAGCATATCGCGCCTCCTTATGCCCGCTCGATCTGCTCCATGCAGCGGCGGATCGCGTCACGGGTTTTATCGTCGTCCGCGTCGCGCATCATATCCTCCAGCTGCGCATGCATATGCTCGCGGGCGTCTGTGCGGCTATAGCGGCCCATTGCGTCGCGGCGTCGGCCACGGTAAGAGCTGCCCCGTCCATATGTACCGCGCATATCCGCCTCCCACTCGCCATCGCGGGAATAGCTGCCGTCTTCAGCCATCTCGATCTTGTAGGTATTCTTGATGGAGCTCGTCAGCTTCTGGATCGCGTCCAGATCGCCCGCAGACATTTCGCGCTTGTCGGCGATTTCGTCAAGCTCTTTGCAGAGCATTTCACGCAGGTTTTTCAAATCGTACATATTGCATTCTCCTTTCACGATACGCGCTCGACGATCATATTGCTATTTGCGAAACTGATCGCCTGCGCGCTGGTGTTCTTCGCCGCTACAGTTAGGCAGCAGCCGCGCGGGACTTCCACGAATGCGGAAACGAAGATGTTGAAATAGTTCTCAACAGCCGCAGGGGTTACGATCGCTGTGGCGCTGCTCAGAGGTTCGCCGTTGATTGCAAGCGCAGCGGTAATGGCACCTACTGTTCCGCCTGTAGGGACGGCGATATTCGCACCAAAGGATACGCGGAACTTCGCCTTGCATTGCTGCGTAAGCCCGCGCAGCGTAACGAGCCCGCTTCCTTCTCGATGTACGATGCACGGCTTTCCGCAAGCCGCCGTGGAGATCAGAGGGACGTTCTGCCCAGCGGCGACAGTTTGAATCCCGGATGATGTAAATTCAGCCATAAAATCATTCCTTTCTAAAAGTATCGAATTCGGCGCAGTTAAAATTAGCGGCGGGACGATTGCCCCGCCGCGTTGCTGTCGAGTATCGGCAATGGGGCCGATCATTTTCGTGAGGCCACGAAAAAGCTCTACGATGTGGAGTTGTTACGCGCAGTTGCCGCAGCCGTAGTTGTAACCGCTGTTGCAGCAGTACGGATTCGCGACAACATAGGCCGGGCTGGGGCTCGGGCGAAGCGTGGAAACAAGGTAATTGTTCTGCGCCGCCTGCGATGCTGCCAGCTGGTAGCCGAAGAGCTGCTGGTTCTGCTCGGCGATCTTCGCGTCCTTCGCCGCAAGCTCCTGTGCCGTCAGACGCTGGTCGATGCTGCGGAAGCCGCAGTTCATCGCGTCGATGATGTCGCGGGTGGTGTTCTGCACGGTGTTGCGGGTGTCGCACGCCTGCGTCGCCATGTCATAGCGCACCTGGGCGATTGCAGCGCGGTTTTCGCAGCAGCACTCCTGTGCCTGCATCGCCATGTTGTTCAGCTGCTGCATAAGCGCGGCCTGCTGATTACAACGAGAAAGCTCGGCGTTCTGGAAACCGCTGTTGAGGGCCTGCGTGGTCGTAGCAAAGCCGCCGGTAATGGCATTGTTCAGGGCAAACGTGGAATCGCAAATGCCGTTTGCAATACTGTCGAGTTTGCGCTCAACACTTGCGAAATCGGACGTCAGCACGTAACCGTCCATCACGCCGCCGCTGCCATTGCCGCCCCAGCCGTTGCCGTTGCGTCCCCAGCCGAACAAAAACAGCACAATGATCCAGATCCAGTTATCACCCCACATCCCCATACCGCCGCCGTAGTTATTGGCAGGCTGGACGGGCATAGTCGGCTGAATGCCGCCATCAGTAAGACTCATAAAATTCTCCTTTCGTAGATTTTGAAATTTATCTCAATCGTGGCCACGAATTAAGATTCGTTTTATCCGAGCAGCTGCCGGAATTGCACAGCCATTTGCTGCATTTGATTCAACTGCTGCTGCGAGATTTTCCCGCTTTGTACCAGTTTTTCGACCTCTGCTTTTGGATCACCATGAAAGCTGTTCTGAAACTGCCGGAACTGCTGCACCATATTTTGAAATTGCCCCATCTGGCCGGGCATTTGCCCGCCGCCGAGCGCGTTAAACAGTGGGTTCATTGTCCGCCTCCTTTATCTTTCGCGGTCTGACGCTTGGAGCGGCCAGCTTCGCCACAAGCTCTTCAAACTCTCTGCGGGTCACATATTCTTCGCTCATGTCTTTTCGCGGCGCTGCGGGCGCTGGCGCGGCCTGCGCACGCTCTACAAGGTCGTAGGTCGTCATGGTCGGCTTGCCGCTTGCATCGGCCTTTTTCACATACACGACCGGCGCGTTCATATCCCAAAGCGTAACGGCATTGTTGGGCGCGACGATAAAGTCGTTTGCAGCCTGTTCGTTCGGAATCCAGATGATCGACTGATTCTGCGGCTGCTGGGGCTGCGGCTGGTAGGCCGGTATCTGCGGCGCGGGCTGGTACTGTGGGCGCATCATTGGCTCCTGCATTGGTTGACTGATCGGTTGGCCGATTGGCTGATTATAAATCGGCTGCTGATACACATACGGCTGTTGTCCGAACATCATTTATCCTCCTTTGCCCAGTAGAACAGCGGGATCTCATTGCCGCTGTCCCATGTATCGAAATAGCTTCCGTTCTCCGCACAGACCACATGACTGGACAGAGCAAGAACGTACACGCCGCGCGGATGATCTGCGCAGAAATCCGCGACGGTATAGCAGTCCGGGCACGTGTTCGGGATTACGTTCCGGGTAAAGCCCTGCTGCCGGAGGTAAGCGCTCCATACGCTGTTTGCGCTCGGCAGATCGCCCATGATGAGTCCTTGCAGGCACAATCCGATATATACGTCGTCCCAGCTCTTCCCGGTCGCCTTTGCGATGGCCCGGACGGTGCAGTCCCCGACCTTCTGCCCGGCGGGATTTGGATTGAAATAAGAAAAGCCCATACCGAACACTCCTTTGTGTGTCCAGTATGGGCTTTTTTGCGTTTTGATGTGCCTCAGCTGCGTATCACTTGTGCATCATTTCCGCTCAGTTTGGAAGACTGCCGGACGCAGCCTTCATCCGCGCCATGATCTCCGGCAGGCGGCGCTGTACAGTGGCGCGGCCAAGAAACAGCTCTGTTGCAACATCTACCTGTGGGAGCTTGTCCACGAAGTAAAGATGCGCAATCTTCTCATTTTCCCGGCCAAGATTGGCCTGATAGATCACGGCCTCCATGTCCTTGCGTGTCAGGCGGCCAAGCTCTGGCGGCAGCTTGGCCCGCGCCTGCGGCGACATACGCTCCGCCTCCTTACTTTTTCTTGTGCTTCAGCACGGCGATATTGCCCTTGTTGCCGACTTCGAGATCCAGCGCAGCGGCCAGATCGCGCACCTTGACGTAGTTCGTGCCGTCTTTCAGGATGCGTTCAACGGCGACTTCTTTACCGTCCACGATGATCTTGCTCTTTTCGACCACTTCTTTTTCCCCCTCTCCGTTCTTTCCATCTTCGAGTGCCATGACCGTATGGCCCGAGCTTACCAGTACGTCGCCGCGCAGGAGATTGGCGTCTGTCGTCAGGTACTTGCTGCCGGTCAGCAGCTCGAAGTCTCCCGTCGCTGGCCAATCGTGCAGCATACAGTAGGTGGTGCAGCTGTTGCCCTGCTTTTTGTAGAGCGCGGCGACGGCCTCGCAGCCTGCGGCCACGGCGCAGAGCGTCATAAGGCCGGAGCAGTCCGTCTCCACGGGCTTTGTGATCCTGTTCACGTCCCACCCGACGGCTCTGGCGGCCTCATACGCCGTGTTCCGGTCGGCCATGTCGTATCCGATGTTCCGGTTTTTAATGGCCGCCTCGCACGTCTGCGCGGCCCGCTCGGCCTTTTTGCGGCTCTTGTAGCGCAGGACGCCGAGCCAGCGGCCATTGTACCAGCTGGAGATATTCAGCTCTCGCCCGGTCTGGTTGCCGGGCTGCTGGTTCCAGCCGCCGGTTTCGCCGAGGCTGGCCTGCCCAATTTTGATACTCATGCCCGCTCACTCCCGTACAGCTCGTGATGCAGCTGCAGCACGGCGGCCTCAATCAGCTTATCGATCGTTTCCACATCAAATTGAATGCCCTTCTCGGCGAGGAAGTTCACAACATACGCCTTTTTCGTCGCGCCGTCCGTCGCGGTGTACAGCTGCTCCGCCGCCTTTACGCCGATCTCAACGTAAGTTCGGAGCGTTTGCAGCTTGTCCGCGTCGATCTTGGTTTTGAGCCACGGGATCAAAAATGCCGAAACGAGCGCGCTGATGAGCGCGATCACTGCCGAGATGATTTGTGTGTAGTCCATATGTATGCTCCTTTCAATCTTTCAGCACGATCTCCGCGATGCGTGCTGCCGCTTCCGGGCCGTATTTCTCGGCCCATTTATCCATGTACTTCTGCGCGTACTTCGCGCGGTTCTCGTTTTTTGCCTTCCAGAGATAGAATCCGCTGGAAGCTGTTGTTTCAGCCAGCACCGCAAGCGTGATCTCCGTCAGGTCTGCGCCTGCCGCGCAGGCGATGATGAGCGCGAGGCTGACGAGCGCGCTGCAGATCAGCCACTTTTTGCTAAACTCCATTGCTGTGTCCGCATTGCGCCTCCAGCTGGTGCAGGAATTTTTTCACGTCGCCGTTCCCGCCCATCTTTTTATACTTCTCTCCGGCGATCAGGCGCTCGGCCATTGGCATTTCCTCCGACATGATGGTCAGACGGAGAATTGCGAGATACTGCTCGTTCTGATGCTCCTGCATTTTCCCGAGCTTTTTGTCGATCTCGTCTAGATGCGCCTCCTGCGTCGTGGCCTTGCCGCGCTTTTTCTGTATCGCGCCAACGACGGCATTGACGACCGCCGTCAGCGCGGACGAGCCGAGCACGGCGCAGACGAGGGTGACGATGATGGTTTTGCTGTCCATTTTTCCGTACCTTTCTCTTTTATTTTGCCGGGCTAATCGTCCGCCATTTTGATGTAGGTGGTGGTATCGCTGGAATAGCTGATCGTCGGCAGCGTTGTGCCGCCGAGGACTGCATAAAGCGCCGGGTAGGACATACGCGAGAAGCGAGATCCGTCGCATTCATGCCATGGGGCAGAGAGAATGCGGACGGTTGTGAGGATGTCGCCGACGTGATAATTTGGCTCCGACAGCTTCACGAATGCCTCATTTACCATCGGGTTCGCCGGCGCGTCGCCTGCCCGCCAGATCTTCGCTGCGGTTTGTGCGGTCAGCAGATTTCCTGCTGTGAGCGGAGTTTCTATCTGCAGTGGCTCGTCCTCTAGTTTAAGCCATACGCCACGCAATACAACTTTGTAGGCATTGTAGCCTACATACCGGATAGCTCCGTTAGCTAGGTCTATGCTGCCTACTCTATCTTGCATAATTATTCCTCCAGTGCCTTGATATAGGCTTTACAACGGGTACTCATGCCAATAATGGGAATCGTCTTTCCGCTAACGCTATAATCACAATATGCAATGCCGTTGCTTGAACTATATGCCGCTCTTCCGTCCAGCGATAGAGCAATGTCTGGTATACCATCCTTTAGTACATCGCTATAGGCTTGCCCAGCTGCAGGGTCGCTGATTGCAATAATATTTACCGCGCTTGTACCATTCTTTGTCGCTGTCACTTCACCGGCTGTCACAAGCAGCCCGCCTTTGTATTTTCCACCGCTGTATGCTGGGAGCTCTCGCTTGCCAGATTCATAAGAGATAATTTTCCCGTTGCTCCATGTTGTTCCGTTGTCCGTCGAGTACCTGTACACCATATATCCGGTATACTCGGTAAAAGTACCGGCAACGATGCTTATCTCTGTAAGCCCGAAGAATGCAATGATTGTCGTTCCGCAATGATATGCGGACATCAGATCATGCGTTGTGTAACCTGGCGGTTCGTTAAAGGATGGAGAGAGAGTCGCAAGCGATACGGTACTTACCGTCTCCCATGTCGGATTGATCAGAGTTTCCGCCGTTGCTGTTGTCAGGCTGTTGCTCGTTTTTGATAACTCCAGCTTGTAAAAGCGTCCTTGCTCTTGATTGTAAAAAAAGACACCGTCGATGTCTTCTATCGCCACAATCGTCTGCGTTGCTGGGTTTACATATGAGCATCTTATATATTCATGATCGTGACCATCGTAGCCGGTGTATTTTGTACCCACGGCATAGATATACAAAAAGTTCGGCGTAATAAACAGCCCACGATCTCCTTTGGTTTGCGTAGACGGTAAACTCCCGCTTGCGTACAGCGTGAATTTTGTATCAAGGCTCGATGTTTTGTATATTCCTGTGGTTGCGGCTGAACCGCTATCTAAAATGGTGTAGTAAAAGCCGTTCGCGTATTCCAGCACTGCGTCTACCATCGTAAGCCCTGAAGGAATGGATGTTCGCTGCGTCCACGTTTCTAAGTCAGTGGAAGTATAGAGTTTATTGCCGGACATTGCAACCCATTCCCCATTCAGGAACCACATGGCGGACGGATTTATACTTGCCGTTTTCAGTGTCCATGGCAGAGGTGCTGCAGAACTGCGAAGGACAGAGAAAAGTTCCGGATACTGTTCTTGCAACACGGTGCGCCCGTCGCACGGGAGCCACGCGTCGGAGAGGTCTGTGCGGGCGGTGATAGCGATGTCGCCGACTTTGGCCGTGCCCTCCGAAAGCTTGCCGAGCGCGTCGTTGACTGTTGGGTCCTCCGGCCTCGTGGTTGCGTTCGGCCAGAGCTTGGCGGCAGTGGCATCGGACAGAAGATTTGCTTTATTGAGAGGCGTACCCTCAACTGTTGGCTCGTCCATACGTTTCATGTACTCGTAGTGATCAAGACTACCGTCGGAATTGTAGATGCCATATCGAATAGCACCGTTTGTAAGAACTTTAGTAGGTTGACGATCTTTCATATCAAGCCTCCTGTCGCGCATTCCGCAGCGCCGGTGTAGCGGAACGCCTTTGTGATGTTATCGATCAGTTCCTCGCAGAGCACAAGAATGCGCTCGATATCGTTTGCGCCGGTGTAGGTCAGCCGGTCGAGGCCGGGCGCGTCCGGTGTTCCTTCGGGGTATGCCAGCGCGTCCCGGATGGACTGCACCTGCTTACGGTATGCCTCGGCCTGTGAGGCCGTTATAATGTCCGTTACGGCCCAATCGGTTTTTGCAGGCCATGCGATACTCTTGCCGCAGATCGCTCCGAGGCGGCCCGCCAGATAATTCAGGGCCGTCCCCACGCGATTGAGATCAGCGGCGTTGTACGCTCCCTTCATCCCGGCCAGCCATTCCGCCCGCTCGGCCGCGGTCATGGCAGCAAAGCCCTTCGCGGCAAGCGCCTTGACGCGCTCCACATCCGCCTGCGTCCGGTCGGTGACGAGGGTGTCAATGATGGTGCTCATGCGCCAACTCCTTTCGTTACGGCATAAATTCCGCCTCCGTTGAACGTCAGTTCCATACCGGTCTGCACAGCATTTTCGTTTTGTGCGAATGCGTCGGAGATTTTGATGGTGTCACCGGTTTCGAGCGCCGGATTGCCCCGGTTTTTCACGCTGTAGATCTTTCGGCGATTATACTGCGCAAGCAGCCACGCGGCCACACTCTGATAGTTTGCAGGCGCTACGCACGGGTTATTTACGCTCTTGATGTTTTTGCCGCTCCCGGCGGTGATTGTCGTATCGATATTCGCGTAGTCGCTCTTAACGTGCAGCTCTACGCAATCAACCGCTTCCGATATGGACACACCGTCATAGTTATAAAGCTCATCCGGCGTTATTTCTCCCAATACTGCGCCTGCTGAAAGCTCCGCGATGTGCAGGTTTCCGGATCGATCAAACCACGCGGAGCACATTGCGGCCTGTGCTAGAATCCGGATCGCCTCGCGTCTCGTCGTCTTCCGAGGGATTGCAGGGACTACCGTTCTTTCGTCTGCGCCGCCGCCGTAGATCACAGTGACGTCGTATCCTTCCAGTACGGACGCAACTACAGTGTGGAGCTTGCACGCGGTAGCGTTTCCGGCCTCATAGGTTGCGCGATCGAGTGTCGCAGCCATATCGTTTCCGACAAGCTGTGCCGTAACGCCGGAATCGCGTGCTGTAACGGATGTAAAAAAGAACTCGCCAACGTCTATGCTCTCTCCGTTTACAATGCATCTGGCAAGCAATTTCTGGCCATCCTGAATCACGGAGAAAACGCCGTCCGGGTTCAGAATGTTGTACCGATGATCCGCGTTGTCAAATGTAAAGGAAATCTGCCGGGACGGGAACGATTCGCAGGAAACGGATGCTTCCTCTATGATCTTCACGTCGGCCATTGTGTCGTTTTCGTAGGTTTCCGTCAGGCCGAAATCGATCTGCCGCAGCCGGGCGCGTGTCTTTGGCAGGAGCGTCTTGTCAAATCGAATCGTCAGCTTTGTGTAATTTGCGGCAGTCATGCTGATGTTCTGCCGCGCCTGCGTGATCATCTTTGTTCCGGTTGCGACCGCCGATCCGTCGCTCGCATATGCGGTAATTGTGATCTGCGCCGGGTATTGGTTCATTTTTTCATCAAACAGCATCGCCCAACCAATCGTGGATACCGGAGCGGAGAATTCAAGCGTAATTGTGCTTGCCATTTCGGCGCTCTCGTTTGATACTACTCCGCTCCACCAGCCAACATACTGCCCGTCAAAGCTATCGTTCGGAATATCGATTGTCCCATCCAGAACCCACCGGTTCAATTCAAGCCCAGCGAACTTCCCGGATATGGTTTCTCTGTCGCTGATCGTTTCGGCGGCGCTTGTGCCTGGTGTCGAATCAGATGCAGAGGCCGTACCGTTCTTCTTTGCCGACGGGTCAACAATGTAAAACCGGACAAGCATACCAACCTCACGCACCGGTGTAAACGGTGCGTAATTGCTCGATACCTTCTGCATCAATCCACCCCTTGCTGTGTCGCGGAGATCGTGACGCCACACCACTGCGATACGCCGTCCTCATCGTAGATGATCGCCTTGTATTCCGGCTGTTCAAAAAGGAAATCCCTTGTTTTGTCGCCGTCTACATCCGGGTATGTTACGCTCAACACATGTTTCGTGTTGATCATGCTGCGGAGTTTTCGGAGATCGGCGACAGAAAGCCATCCCGTCGGGATTTTCAATTCATTTTTTACCCCGATGATATCCATAACCGTCTTTCCAGATGCCATTGTCGCGGTTGCGCCGATATCCTTCGGCTGAATCGTGAACACGAGATCGCGCAGAAGCGTGACCGTGCTTGTTCCGTCCGTGATTTTAATCCTACGCAAGCGATACACCCCTTTGTACGATCTCGCCCCGCAGCGGATCGAATATTGCTCTTGCTATCGTCTGTCCGTCGAGTACAAGGTTGATCTGCATTGGCGTTCCGGGCTGGTTGTTGGCAAGCAGACCGTTCACGACGCCGACAGAGGACTTTGCCGCGCCGGACACAGAGAAGGACGTTGTGCCGAAGTTCATTTGATCCTCGATATCTTTCTGAACGCCGGTCATCTCGCGGTCGAACCCCTGTCCAAGTCCCTCTGCCATATAGCCGCCGATTCTGGCAAATACTTTGGACGGGGACGAAATCTCGAGAATGCTTTCCACGCCACTGACCAGCCCATTCACGGCTTTTCCTACGCCAGACTTTAGGCCGTTCCATGTATTTGAGACGCCGTTTTTAATGCCGCTCACAATATTTCTGCCGATGCTGCCCCAGTCATAATTGAGGAACGTATCTACAATCGACTTGATCAGTGTTGGCACGGCCTGAACGAGATCCGGGATCGCGCTGATAAGCCCCTCTATCAGAGCCAGGATGATTTGCGGCCCCGTCAAAATGATCTGCGGAAGGTTCGCAATGATCCCGTTCACAATGCCAATGATAAGCTTCGGCGCAGCCGCAGTAAGCTGCGGAATGGATTTAATCAGGCCATCGATCAGAGATTTAACAAGTTTTTCGCCGGATTCGATGATTTTGGGGAAGTTTTCAGTAAGCGCGGTGATGAGATTTGTGATAATCTTGGGAGCCACTTCGAGCAGACGCGGGACAGCGTCAATGATCCCGTCCGCCAGAGTAAGGATGATCTTAAGCGCGGCGTCAACCAGTTTGCCGATGTTGTCTGGGTTCGTAAGCGTATCAGCGATTTCAAGTATCGCCTCCGTCGCTGCCGGAATCAGTTCCGGCATGGCTTCGGAAATGCCCTGTACCAGTGAAACAATAACGTCAATTCCCGTTTGCACGATCTGCGGCAGGAGATCAATCAGCGCCGGAACTAGGATTCCAATGACTGTCGGCGCAACATCGACAAGCACGGCGAGAACCGCAGGAAGCGCAGCCATCAGCCCAGCAATCAGGCTTGTCGCGCCCTCGATGAGCGAGGGAAGGACAGATTCAAGCAGTGCGGGCAGCTGCTCACTGACCGTTCCAACAAGAGACGTTACAGCCTCCACGATACGCGGCAGTAATTCCTGAATGCGCGGAATCAGGTTATTGCCCGCAACGACAATGGAATCTGTGAAGTTGCCCACGAGGGTTCCCAAGTCCTGTTCCGGGTCTGCGAGTCCAGTCACGAGGTTCTGCCATGCAGCTTTTACCATGCCGAAAGATCCTTGAATCGTGGACGCGGCTTCTTTTGCGGTCGTGCCGGTGATGCCCATTTCAGTTTGTACGATGTGGATTGCCTGAACAATATCTGAATAGTTCGCCTCAAGATGCCCTTTTTCGTCGAGTGAAAAAACGGCGTCAAAGGTTTCATCAATTTCTTTTGCGTCGCTAAGAAGTCTGTACATTTCTTTGGCCGTACCGCCGTAGCCGAGCTTCAGGTTATCGAGCATGGAATAGTTTTGTTTGGCAAAGCCCTGATATGCGTTTTGAATGGATTCCATGCTGGATCCCATTTTGTTTGCGTTATCAGCCATGTCCGTAACTGCAACACGGGCATATTCTGCTGCTGCCATTGTGTCGCCGCCGAGGTTTGCACTAAGTGCAGCAGCAAAGCTTGTCACCGTCTCCATGTACTCATTCGCAGACATTCCGGCGGTTTTGTAGGCATTCGCAGCATCTTCCATAACCCCCTCTTGCGCGGTTATGAGATCGTTATATGCACGCTTTACCTCGTCTACGCTTTTCCCGACGGACGCTGCGTATTCTTCGACGCTCTGCCCGCCCGCTCCAAACAGCGTCTCCACACCGCCGACAAGCTGCTCATAGTCGGCATATGCTTGAACCGCCTTTGTTCCGAGCGCCCCGACTGCCGTAGCTGCTGCTGTCACGCCGACCACTGCAGCCTTGCCGACAGTGGCAAGGCCGTTTTTAATCTTCTCGCCGAGGCCGGATGTTTTCTTCCCGGTTTCGTCGATGCCCTTGTCCGCTTCAGACGTGTCCGCGCCGATTTTTACAAAAAGTTCAAATAGATTCATGCTTCACCACCAATCCGCACCGCTTAACAACCTCGGCGGTGATCTCTTCGCAGGTTCGGTTGTCCTGCGGCTTCGGGTCTATCAGATCGGAATATTTTGCCTGCACAAAGCTGCCGCCCGCGAATTTCGCTGTGTTTTCCGTCATTGTGCGCAAACACTCCGCCGTATAAATACGGAAGGCTGATTCTTCCTGCTGCCGCTTTACCAAAATCGGCAAAAGGCGAATCAGCCCTCCCGCGCTTATCTTTGGAGCCGCCAGAAGCGCAAGCGTTACGCTTTCGCCTCCGACGCGCACGATTTGAAAAAATTCTGCATATCCTTATCCTTGACGATCTCCTGAATCTGCCACATGGTTTTTAGGACGCTCTGCTTTTTGACCGCCTCAACAGTCGTTTCGTTGACCGCAGCCAGAATACCAAGCGTATCTTCCCGGTGCTTTTTCAGAATCAGGGGAATCCACTGACCGATCTTCTGCGCACCGATCGCGTACCGTTCTCCCGCCGTCTGTGGCTTCTCCGCGTCGATCTGTGCTTTCAGACTCTCCCGCAGCTCATCATCCGTCAGAATATTGAGCGCGTACACGCTGACCTCGCAAAGAACATCAGCTGCCCTATCCGTGCTAAGTTCCGAAAATTTCATACTTTCTTCTCCTTACGTTTCGGCCGTACCGGCTTTGATATAAACCTCATACGGCACAACGTCCTGCTTCGACATCGAATAGTGCGCCGTGTACTCAAACGCCATCTGCCCCTTGCCCTTGTCGGCGGTTTTCAGCTGGAATCCGCCGGTCGATAGCGCGTTCATAAGACGAATAGCAATGAAACCACCGTTTGTCGCACCGTTCTTATCGGAATAATCACCCACAAGCCAGATGTCCGCAAAGTCAGTCGGCGAAAGATCGCGCCGAGGAACAACCTTCGTCGTATCTGTGCCGTCGATGTCAGCCGCCGCCATAAGAGATTTCGCGGAGGTAGTCGTAGCCGTTACATATGTACCGGAAAGTTTCACTTCGACATCGTCCATCCGCTTCATTTCCATTGTGTTCTTTGGGCAGTTGTCCACATCCGAGCCGTAGTCAGAATACGTCGGTGTCGCGGAAAATGTAATGCCTCCGGTAGTTGCGCCGATCTGGTTCCCCGGTTCAAACGTTCCGGTTGCAGGCGTAAATTCGCTCAAAATAACGCCAGCATTGATTTGCAGCTGCTTAAACGTATCCGCCGGAATTTTTGTAAATTTCGCCATGAAATCAGTCCTTTCAGTTCGCGGTAATGTATTCGATTGTGACGTTCAAATACCGCCGCTTGATATTTGCATCAGAATCGTCCCGGACGTTCTGGCACCACGGAGATCCGCGCTTGATCCAGATTGCGCCGTCGTCACACGGCACAAACACGCCGCCCAAGCCGATAGCGTCCGAGATTTCCTGCGCTTTCGCGTTTGGTTCTGCTTCCTGCGTTGTGTAGTACCAGAGATTCACCGTCAGGCCGATTTCCCCGCTGTCCCACGCGCCAGTAATCAGCTCATAGGTCAGCCACGGAAAAACGGCATCGTCCGGGACACTTGATGTGGGGTATGCCGTGAGAAATTGCGAGAACCACGCATGCAATGCTTTGTCTTTCGTCATGTTGGCAGCGCTTTCTTTTCTGCAGTGAAGTATTTCAGATCGAAGCTTGCGGACTTCGGTGTTTGCTTGTCCTTTGGCTCGGACGTGACGCGGTACGTCTCGCCGGTCGTCTTGTCGCGGAAGAAGTCGTTATAATCGATTGGTACGGCTTTTTGCACAAGCACCGAGTAAACGCTTGTCACGCCCTCCTTCTCCGCTCTGCGAGCCTCCATGGACGTATCGAGCATCTGGTAATTTGCGAATTCCGCCCCGTCCGTCCATATCGTGACGTAACCGCCCGCTCCGTCCGGCGTCCGGCTTTTTTCGAGCAGCACGCACGGGCGGGCAAAACCATCAAGTAAACTCATATCAGATCTTCCTCCACTGGTTCATGCGCGATTTGAACGTCGTCTGCCATGTCACAGCCCCATTCGCGGAGGCACTTCCGCTCGATCCCTTCGAGTAGCTATAGCCTCCGAAGCTTTCCGAGGTAAACGGGCTTGCTGCCGCGTCCCCGTTTTTCTCCTGCCATGCTCTGATCTCAGCTTCGAGGGCGAGGACAGCGGACGGGACGGCCATCGGCCAGACAGAGCCATCAAAGGTCTCGTCGGCCATCCCGTAATCCGGGTATTGGTGCACACCGTCATTAAAAACGGAACCTACAATCCGGAAGAATTGCCCTTCTTGCAGGAACGGCAGCGCAATGCTGCCGTTTTCTACTGTGTACGTTCCGCTGATCCGATCCGTTTCAAACCAGTTCCGCAGAACCCCGCACAATTCGGTTAGCATTGCGCTGCCGCCTCCTTACTTTGCCGTTACCGTTGCGTTGCCAGCCTTCTGCGCTTTGTAAGTCGCGTCAGCCTCAACGACTGTGATCTTCTTGCCCGTCGCTGCCGTGACATCGGACTTGCCGTCCCACGTCGGCCACGTTCTGACGTTCTGGCCGTAGGTGACAGTCTCAGCCGAATCGCCTACCTTGTACTTGTAGACGTTGCCGCTTGCTTCCTTCGCGGGCGTTACCGTGATCTTCGTGTCACCTGTCGCCGTGCCCGCCGCAGAGGTAACCGTCAGCGTGCCGAGCGTCGGGGTCTCGTCAATGTCAGCAACGGCAATGCCGTCCTGATACTCCGCGAACAGGGTCATGCCCATGATCGCAAAGGACTCGGAGACCGCAGTGGAGTAGTTGCCCTGCACATGGAAACCGACAAGGTTGGTTTCTCCGTCGGTTCTGTAGTCGAGACCGGCACGGGCGAAATCGCTGTCAGCTGGGTCAATGTAGTACAGGACAATGTTCTCGACCGGAGTCGCAATAACACGACCGCGTTTGATCTCATCGTCAGACAGCAGGAACACGGTGCTATAGCCCATGAAGTTCTTGATGTACTGGAAGCCGAATTCAGTCTGGATGGTGATATCGGCGCCGCCGAGGTAATCGTACAGATCCATCACGTTCACGAAGCCGACAACGTTGGTCGCGGTGCGGTGCATCTGCTTGAACTTGTTGATAACAGCGCCCTTCGCCATTGCAAGCGCGCGCTGCCAGTTGGTTTCGCTGACGGTCAGCAGGCCGGTATTCAGATAATCGTAGAACCGATTGGTGACATTGGTCTGCAGCTCATACAGGAACGCCTCGTCGGTCAGGGCGACGGCAACGTCATAGCCGTATTCCTTGATCGCCTCGATGGAAACAGCCTTTGCGTACTTCTCGACGTTGATGTTGGCGTAGTCCTTTTCAATGACAGTCGCTTTGGAGTAGGGAATCTCTTCACCCTCGCCGACGCTCTGCGCGAGCGTCACGCTTGCGGTCTTGGATTTCAGGACGGTGCCCGGCTGCTTTTTGATGGGGCGCATAATGCCGAGAATGTCGCGCAGGTGCTGCCAGTTCCGCGCAAAGCGGGTTACAAAATCGATTTCACGAGCGGTTACCTGAACGTCGCTCGTCATCGTCAGATTGGTCTTTGCTGCCATGTTTATTCTTCCTTTCCGAACAAATTAAGGTTGGCGGCGATTGCTGCCTGCCGTTCAGACGCGTCCCTGATTTTGAAGATGTCGTCCCGGCTCATAGCGCCGCCGTTGTTTGCGGGCGGATCTTTGGTGTCCGCGCCCTTCTGCTTGGTGGTAACAACGAAGTCCGCCCACTCTTCCTTGATGGATTTGCGCAGCTCGTCGGCGTTCTTGATCTTGCCGTCTTCCAGTTCAACGCTGGTCAGATCGGTGACCTTCAAAACCGAATCAATTCGTTTTTCGCTGATACCCGCAGACTTCAAAAGTTCCCGATACGCGGATTCTTTCGCGCTCTTGGTTTCCTTCTGCATCTGCTCTCTTTTGTAGTCGTCAAATTCCTTTTTGACCTTGTCGTGCTTATCCTTCCAGCCATCGTCGCCTTTGGCTTTCAGGTTTTCAAGCTCCGCCTGCACTCCGGGGAGCTTTTCGGCGTCTGCCTTATACCGTGCAAGGTCGCTTTTTAGCCCGTCTACGGTATCGGTGTGCGCCTCAATGATCGTATCCATCTGCTCTTCTGTCAGCCCCATGCCCTTCAGGAGCTTGCGCGTCAGTGCCATGTTCTATCTTCCTTTCCCTTGTCGGCGGTGCTTTGCCGCGACAGAACAAAAAATGTGGCAACAGTCATTTCTTTGCTGTTACCACACTTATACCGTATATTTATGGCTCTGGGACGCAATCTTTATCCGTTTTTCATCTCATCTTCGACAATTTGCCGGTACTGCGCCGCATAGTTCGCCGCCGCTGGCTTCAAATACGGCTGTGCTTTATTTCCCGCCGTCCAGTGCCAGTTGCCCTTTGCGTCCTGATACGCCCACGGCGTAGGTCTCCCGCCCGGATAATGCTTGCCCGTCCCGAGCTCCACATAGGCAGCATATTCAGAATCACTTCCGACATATACCGCCGGTTCTTCCTGGTCTACGCGGTGCGTGATGCTGTTGCGTAGGTTTCCGGTATCAACCGGGCATAGCCGCTTCGCGTACTTTTCCGCCGTCATGCCGATCTTTTCAAGCGCACGAAGCAGCACGTTTTTCATATTGTCCTTGATTTCCTCTGAGTTGTCGATAAATTTAACGTCCATTTTTCTTTTTCCACCCTGCCCATTCGGCATAGCTCATGTTCTCGATCAGCTCATTCCGTCCGGTCGCCTGGTTCCTGGCGCGGCGCTTTCCTCCGGAGGTGTCGATTCCTTCGACCTCGGATACCAGCGTGCAGCGGCAGTTATAGATTTCGGACGGTGGGCCGTTCGGGTCACCTGGGTAGCGGCAGCCGTTGGAGAACTTTTTGTCGTTGTCCACGATCTCGCCGTCGAGCATGGCGTGGGAGTGGCGGGTTCTTCCGTCGAGCGTCGCCATCCATTGTTTCCTGCACTTGATTCCCATTTTCTCAGCGGCATAATAGGAATCCAGCCGTCCGGCGTTCTGCGCGCCCGTGACGGCTGTACGCGCCGTCCGGATTGCGCTATCGCGGTTCATGGTGGTGATACGGCTTTGCAGATCATCCGCCATGCCTTTGATGCTCCGGCCCTGCAAGATGGAGCTGGTGACACTGGCCGTGATCTGCTTTTTCCCGTATGCAAGATCAATCCCACGTTTGAGTGCTCGCTTCTCCGGGTAGGATGGCATAAGGCCCGGCTGCTCGGCAATCAGGCGCTTCACAACCCGCTCATCCCAGAGATCGAATCCAACGTCCCCCGCCACCTGCTCGATCATATAGGCTGCTAGGTTCCTGTTCAGGCTGTAAATCCCCGGCGTTGCGTCGTTGATATAGGCGATTGCGGTTGCGTTTGCATTCGTCATTCGCTCTGCGACTTTATCCCTTAGCGCTTCAAACCGCTTCCCGCGTCCAATCTGAGCAGCACGCCACAGCTTGTATTGATCCTCCGAGATCTCCCCAGCGTCCAGCCGCGCCTTTTCCACCGCGTCACGCGCTGCAAATTTACCGAAGTAATCCCTGATCGTATCCGTCAGATCGTTATACGCTTCCCTATATATCGCAGCAATCCGCTTTTCAAGCTTTGCGAGCTCTGCGTCGGTCATTTTCTGCCCGGCGGTGTTGCTTGTGCTCATACACTTCTATCCGCCCCGCCGAGCACGGCGCAGACGAGGGTGACGATGATGGTCTTGGTGTCCATGGTGTTCTCCCTTTCCCGGTTTTCGGTGTTCACATCGCCACGATGTAATTCGCATAATCCTTCCATCCGTCGGCAGCTTTATACGCCGCGACCGATGCTGCCGGGACTTTGATGGTGGTATTGATGGCGTCCATGGCAAACGCGTTTCTGCCGAGCGTCGGCGGGGTTGCGGCCAGGCATGTGATTGTCGTCATGCTTTCATTTTGCCCGAACGCGTAATCGCCGATCGACGTGACGGAGGCGGGGATAGTGATCTCCGTGAGGTTGGCGCGGGACGAGATAAACGCGCTTCTGCCGATCGTTTCTACTGTATCCGGCAGCGTCACTGACGTTCTGCCGCTTTCTTCTGCGAAACCCTCCGGAATCTCTATTACATGTGCCTGTATATCTATATGTGCCAACGATGCACAGTTATTAAATGCACTACTGCCAAGTGTCGTTACCGTTGATGGAATTGTGATGGATGTAAGCCCGGAACTTGCAAAAGCTTGACTAGCGATTTCAGTTACGGATGCCGGAATTGTAATGGATGTCAGACTCCTGCAATCGGCGAGCATTCTGCTTGAGATTTTTTGTAGACCTGATGGCAGTGCAATCGATGCCAGTTGCTCACAGTAGTTAAAAGCGTTGGCCCCGATTTCTGTTACCGTATCCGGTATAGCGATTTGCTTAATCAATGCACCGTCAAAGCAAGAGATTCCTATTTTTGTGAGATTTTGTGGCAGGATGATGTTGATCGGAAGTTCTTCCCCCGTTTCATTATTGTAGAGTGGTTGAATAATAAAAAACGCATTGTTTGGAAGCACTGTCACAAGTGGCGGAACTGTCAGCGTTGTGATGTATGCAGAATTAAAACATCCATTCCCTAACACGCTGATCGTATTTGGCAGAACCAGCCCATTCACCTGTGCCTGATTAAACGCCATTGCTTCTATTGCCGTGATATTATTTGAAGCATCACTAAAGTCAAGGTTTTTTAGTTGGTTCTGCCCTGCGAACTCATACGTATAGATTGCCGTGTGATTGTAGAGTTTTGCGCGCTTGATATAGTGGCTCGTGATGCCGTCTGTATCCTCCCCCACACCATACTCCGCTTCCATATACGGCGTAGTCGGTGCGGATTTTATGCCGCTGATCGCGCCTGCAAGCCCTTCGATGGTCTGTGCCGCTGGGGCTGTGCCGCCTTTGGCCTCCACTGCGTCATACGCCGCGCCGACTGCCGTGATAATGCGGTCGATCCCTGTCTGTATGCTCATATCTGTTCCTCCTTTAAATCGCGGCGAGAGCGTTTTCGATGTCGTCCGTCAGGCTGACGGTGCCGCCGGAGGTGTATCCCGCCGGGATATCGGCGCTGGTCTGCGTGAGGCCGTCGATGGTCTTCGCAATCGCGCCGTTGTTGGCCATGGTGCCCTCGACCTTGCTGCCGTCGGCCAGCACGATAAACTTGCCGTCCAGCACGTCAGCCGCTCCGGCAGTCACGCCGGAAACGTCCTTGTACTTGTCGGGGATCGCGCCGACCGTGACCTTGCCGAGGACTTTGCCCTTCGTGGGCGTAATGTCCTGCGCGGCCTCGGCAGGCGTGGCGGACTTGTTTTCCAGCACGACGGATACCTTGCCCGTGCCGGAGTGCTTACCGGCGGGGACAGTGTACTCCTGATTGCCGGTCGTCGCGTCCAGCACTTTCTCCACTGCACCGTTGTCCGGCATGGTGCCAGCCTGCGTTACGCCGTCGGCATCGATGAAGACTTTATTCGCCAGCACGTCGCCGGGCGCGGCGGTCGTGGCGGAGACGTCCTGATAGTTTTCCGGGATCGCGCCGACGGTCACGCCGGACAGGCCGTAATAGCCCTGATCTGGTGTGACGGACTGCTGCTCCTTCGTCGGCGTGACGGATTTGGCCTGCAGGTTGTAGTTGCCGCCGCCGGAGACGCCCTTGACCGTGCCGGAGCCGTTGTGATAGCCCGCAGGGATGGTATAGGACTCTCCCTCCTTGACGTTGGCGTCAACCGCGCCCTGATTTTTGATGGCCGATGCCTTGTCGGCCAGCGCGTCGAGCTTGTCCGTGCTCGCGGCAAGGCCGAGGCCGACGAGCCATGTGCGCAGCTTGTTCCGCGCAGTCTGTAGTCTGGTAATTTCGGTTTGTGTGCTCATAAAATCCTCTCCTTAAATCGTCGCAAGCAGCGCGTTGATGTTGCCGACCTCCGTATACACGGCGGCGGACGTTACGGGCTTGGTGTTGTCCTTTTCGACGGCGTCCGCTGTATCGACAGACAGGGTGTTGGTTTCGGCGTCCAGCTTGAGGCCGGGGCCGATGTTGTAGCCTCCGCCGGAGCCGCCGCCAGCACGCACGGAAACGTTAAAGGAAACGTCGATCGGGGCGCGGTTCTTGAGTTCAAATTCAATGCCGCCCATCACAACACCGCCTTTGACAGCGCGGCAGATACGTCGATCTGCTTTTTCTCGGAGCCGAGCACGTCTCCGCTTTTGAATTTCACGCGAATCTGCATCGGGCAGACCTTCGGCAGGCGGAATGTTTCTTCCTGCGCCAGCGGGAAATAGAATTTCCCGTCCGCGTATGTGATCTGGCCTGGGTAATACTTCTGCAAATACAGAAGCGTCATTTCGATCTTCTCAATATCGTCGATCTCGACAGCCTGCCCGTTGTTCTTGACCGTGACGGCCAGACTGTACGCATCGCCCTGTACCATGCTGCTCATACGTCTATTCCTCCATATCTTTCGTGGAATATCGCTCTAATTCTTCCGCGCTTTTCCTCTTCAAAATGTTTGCGATTTCCTCCTGCGTAAGCCACGGCAGCTTGCTCAGAATCGTTTCGTCGTCAAGGTAGCTCGCGGCAAGCAGCACCATCTGCGTCTGTTCTAACTGATTTGTTATTTTAGATCGCATAAAGGATGGCTCATCATCAATACCAACGATCTTAAACAACGCCTGCAGGAACTCGATCACGCAGTATTCAAATTGATCCACCTTGTTGTCCATCGGCTGATACGCCGCCATGATCTCCGTCGCCGTCTTCTGCCCCGCCTGCACTTTTGTCACATCAAGCATTTGCGCGTCACGGTAAAGATCGTCGCTGATTCTGGAAAGAAGCGCTTCCCGAGCTTCAACTGGGATTGTGAGCGTATGAGCCTCTGCCTTCGCGCCGTCGTCGTCCACAAGACCTACACCAATTCTCCGCATGGACTCTTTGAACCGTGCCATATCGATCTCGTCCATGCCGCCAGCGTTCGAGATCGTCCAGTAAATGATTGATGCCTCATCAACTGTATTCGCAAAGCCTGACTTAATGAGATCGTAGCAGTCTATCGCCTCGCGTTGGCCGACAAGCTCTGACTGCCTTGCGCGGTTGCCGTAGAGCGGAATAATCGGGAAGCCGGGATAGTTTTGATATGCAAGGATCTCCGTACCGTCCGCTTCGGAACTTGCCTCGACAGATACATATCCGCGCTTTGCCTCTAGGATCTCCATGTTTTTTCCGCTTCTGCGGATGAACTGTGTAAAGCCGTCCGGCTCGTAGAGTGTTGCGCGAAGCGGCTTCGTATCGGATACCTGCCAGAATCTAATCCCGGAGCGCAACGCACCGTTTTCCTCATCGAGAATCGGAACGAACTCTGTTACGTCGAAAACCTCAAGATGATCAAGGTTCCAGAAGCCATACGATACGCCTCCAACAAGGGCCGCATGCGCTGCGTCCTGCAGCCGAACGTCGAACGATGCGCCGAGTTTTTCTTTGTTCGCGGCTTCTTTCAGCGTCACGCCGTTCCCGAGCAGATACTGCGTTTCCTGCGTGATGAAATTTGCAAAGAAATTGCTCCGAAGCTTATAGTTCGGACTGTAGTTGTCCGGAATGACTTTCCCGTTGAGTGTATAAAGCAGCTTTTGAAAATTAGCAATCGTCACATTCCTGTGCGCGTCATACTCCTTCGCAATAACCGCCTGTTTGTATAAATCCGAGTCTTTGTGATTATTTATCGCGGACAGAACAAATTCCATCCGTTCCCGGTCAGACTTTTCCGCAACCTCTAAAAAATCCTGATATGTTTTCATCTTTTGCCTCACCGCGCCAGCTCCGGCACAAATCTGTGTTCTTTGAAGTGCTTTTTCAAGACCGTCATCACCATGTACCTGATTTCGTCCATAGCGTGGTCGTTTTCCTTCACGACGCGGTCAGATTCTGCTTTTTCGTCCCACCTGTAAAGCCCAAATTCGCGGATGGTGTCTTTACAGCCCGCATGAATCTTGATTCTTCCATCTCGCAGGAAATCGGACGTTGTGCGGATCCCGTTCAAAACGTCGTTGTCAGCGTGCCGGGCTTTAAATCCGCTCCTTCTGCGCAGCGCTTCAATGAACGACGCGGCAGACGGATCCACGACAACGGCCCTGATTGGCTTATCTCCTGCAAGCCGTTCTACCATGTCGCAGTATTCCTCATCTGTTTTCTGCTTTTTTTCCTCGCGGCCGCTGTAATAGATCTCCGCGATTCTGACTGCACATTTCTTCCCAACGCACCATAACCCGGCAGAAAACGGGTTCAGCGTGCCATAGTCTATAGATATATAATAATCTCCGGTGTCCGGGATCTCCTGCGTGATGCAGCCATCTCCAAACATCGGATATACCAGTCCTTCGGCACGTACCCAGAGGCCGAGAATGTAGCGGTCGTAATAAACCGTCCCTTCGTATTCTTTTTTCAGATTTTCTTTAAAAGATTCCGGCAGGAACGGATTGTCGTCTATCGTGTATGTTTGGCTGAAAATGTCCGCGTTGCTATCGAGGAATTTTTTCAGCCAGTGGCCAGGATATTGCGGGTTGAACGTCCCATCAAAGCAAGAATACTCTTTGTCTAGGCGGCTTTTCAGCAGCGCGAAGACTTCTTCCGACCAATCCGCAACCTCGTCGCCGTAGCAGTACTTGATCGACGCGCCGCGGATCTTGGATACCTGTGACACCTTTTCTGCGCCGAGGCAATAGCACTTTTCCCCGAAAATCCATGCTGTGTTATCACTGGAAATCGTGCCGACGAGCATATCGCCATACAGGTTCCGCATCGGCTCCAGCACATTTCGCTCAATCGTGGATTTTGTTACGCCGAGAATGACGGCCAGACCATCTTTTCCGATTCGCTCACGAATCCGGATCGGTATGATCCATCGAAAATCGAGGTAAGTCTTCCCGCTTCTGGTGGCTCCGCCCTTGAAGTTCCATCGATGCGTCCCGTATTTTACAAATTCACGTTGTTTCGGACTTAACAGCATCTTGGAACTCCTTCAGCATCGAATCAAGCTTCTCCATTGTCGTCCTGTTGCGGTCGGAAGCTGCCGCGTATCGCTTCATGAGACTGTCACCGGCTTTCAGCCGGTCGGATAGCGATGCGTCCATGCCGAACTGGTCTTTGACCTCCCCGCGCATGACCGCAGTGTAAAATTTCAGAATTTCGTTTGAATCCGCGACCTGCGCAGCCTCTTGTTCGTCCAGCCTGCGCTTTATATATGCAGAAATAGCTGGTTTTGATAGGTTTTCTGCCGCAATCACTCTGCATGATGTTTCTTTGTACCCGGCCTTTTTCGCTGCTTCTGTCGCGTTCCCGGATTTCAGATATTCTTCGCAGAATCGTTTCTGCTTCGGCGTAAGTTTTTCATCCGCCATCGCTGTAAAGGCTTGCCAGCAGCTTCACCACATCCGCGATCTGGTAAGTTTCCAGCAAAGTGACATTCTTCGGTTTTTCATCAGGTCGATATTCGTAAACCATGTATTTCGTCACCATCCTGTCATTTTTCGCGGAATAGGTCTGCATTTGATTGATTTTTATTTTGATTCCGTTGTACAAGAGCGCTGTTTGCAGCTTGTGTGCAAGGGCGCGCAAACTCGCCATAGCCGCTCCTTTCTGCCTCATTCTTTCGTTCTCGTGTCTCCGTGTGTGAATAAATATATTTATTCACACCGGAGAACACGAGAACAGGAGGAGGAGGTTTCCGCAGAACGCTGCGGTTCCGATGAAAAAGGGCGTAGAGTTGATCTCTACGCCCTTATAGTAAATGTTAAATTTGGCTCTGGGACGCAGACTTTTTCATAAAAGCCCTCTTTTTTGCCCCACAAGGCGAATAAATTGCCTGTGCCATTCCTGCGCGGTGCGTTCGGATACACAAACCGCCATCGCGGCGCCCTGTAAGGTGTGTGTACGCTTCCAAAGAACCAAGTCTATGAGCCGGAGTCTCTCCGCGCCGTCAACGAGCTGTTCCGTCTCCGCGATTGCATCCGCAACGGCAGCGCGCTCGGCCTTCGTCATCAGCCCGCCGCCCTTATAGCTGCGGATCATCCATTTTGCATAGGCCCACCAGCCGTATCGCGGCGTGCTCATCAGTAATGTTGCCTCCCTTCGCGCTTTGCGCGGTTCGCATCGTGCAGCGTCCGCATACAGCCCCGTGTCGTTGCATATCTCGCCGCGTCCTTTGATTGCTCCTGCTTGTATCTGTCCGCCTCCCGGCGGAATGCTATGTATCGGGTGCAGTCCGTGTGACAGCCGGTGTGCCTGTCCGCACAGCCTTTGCACGGAGCCTGCACCGGTGTAAGCCCTAGATTTCCCTGCATTCGTCCACCCTCACACATACGCGTTTGCCGCCCACCTCGACGACGTAGCCCGTCCGGTTTGTCCTGTATTTGTATTTCTCGGCAGGATACACCCGTCCGCAGACAGGCCGCATTTCCGGGTATACCGGGATCGAGCACGTGATCAGGATCTGCACGCGCTCCGCCCGGCCCGTCACAGCTTCCCCATGTGCCGCCCAGGCGCACGCCTCGCTGCAAAAATTGTATTTTGCCTTGTACTTGGACGGTGCGCGCATAAACGTCTTCCCGCAGGCATCGCACGTCAGCTGCATCGGCGGTCTTGGTGGCTTTCGCTGCGTCTTGCTCATAGCTTTACCCCCTTTATGTACTTGTCGAAGTACGTTACGGCTACTGCCATCGCCGCCCACATATCCTTTGCAAACTTCGTGCCGTTCACATAAAAGAAGCCCGGCTCTTTTTTCGTCCCTACACCTCCGTATCTGTCAATCAGCGCTTGCCGGATATTCTTATCCTTCGCGCTCAGACAGCCGCACAGGTACAGCTTTTCTTCTCGCCGGTATATTCTTTTCGGCTCATATCCGCCAGTCCTTAACGCAATTTCCCAGAACCGCCCGATCCAGACGCAGGTATCAAAAACCTCTTGGCCTACCGTCATGCCCATGCCCGCGATCATCTCGATTGCAACGTCGTAGCCGTTCCCGTAAAGCTTCTGCGCGATCAGCGGCAGCAGAACGTTGTTCTCGATCTTCCCGGCCTCGAGCACGCGGCGAATTTCTTCGCCGTCGTGCTCGACCACCACATAGCCGGATTTCATATTCCCCGGATCAATTGCAAGAATTGTTCCCATCAGGTCACCTCCTTTGTTCAAAGTCTTCGCATTCCTCTCCGGAAAAGTACCTCCGTTCCAACTCCTTCTCCGAGAACCGTTCGGCCTTGTGTTTCAAGCACCGATACGGATAAACGTAGTTCTTTCTGTATTCCAGGTTCTTGCAAGTCAAGCAGCAATCCTGCATCAGCTTTCCTCCTTTCGCGCTCCCACGAGCAAACCGCAAGCCTTTCATACTATCCGTTTCGCGCAATACGGGCAAAACTTATATTCTGCCGCTTCGCAGCAGTCCATAAATGCACCGCAGGCGGTGCAGCATCCGTCAATGATCTGCGTGGTTTCCGCTTCCAATGCAAGATGGTCAACCCGCCGGTCTCCGTACTTGCAGTTCTTGCGCCGCGTCACGACCACGGCATCAACGGTGGGTGCGTAATCAAGCACGTCGTTGACACGCTCGAAATCTTCTTCCGTATCAAACATATCTCGGGTGTATGTCCGCTTCGCATCGTCCGCATCAATCAACCGCATCGCCGTCGCCTCCGTCCATCTTCGCCCAGCAGTTGGGGCAGTAGTTCGGCAGATTCCCGAACCATCCAATCAGCTCACCGCATCGACTACATTTTTCAGCGTTGTTCATATCATCGGAAAGGAAATCATCTTTAATCCACTGCCCATGCACCACCTCCGCAACGTCGGCGGCTGGCAGCTTTCTGATTTCTGCAAACGCCGCAGCGCCTGAAAGGTCGCGCATCTGCCGCGCGTAAGCCTCCCGCATCCTCGGCGGCATGTCCGCCATGCTTTCAAACCGCAGTCCGCTCATTCGGCAGCTCCATCCATCTTCGCCCCGCAGTTGGGGCAGTATTTGTAATTCAGCAAGCTCACGTCATCGTCCGTCTCAAAGCACCACTCTTCGCTGCAAAGGGAGCACTGAATTGTTGTGAGGCTATTCCAGTCATCATCTGCTCGCAGCCACTGTCCATGCACCACCTCCGCAACGTCGGCGGCGGGCTGACGCAGCAGGAGCGTTTTTACCCGCTGCGGTGTCCAGTTCGGATTTTCCGCGTTGCAGGATTCAAAGTCTTTCAGTGCCTCGGTTCTGCTGATAAATTCTTCAGTCGCAACGTTTTCCATCGTCAAACTCCCTCCAAGTGTGATACAGTGCCCATGCCAGCGGGTCACGGACGAACGGCATCTTTTTTGCTTCCGCGTATTTCTTATCAAGGATGCTCATGGCCTTCTTCCACGCGCGATCTCCAACGTGCAGTTCGGCGGGGAAGTATATCCTTTCCAGTCTGTCGATGTCCCCGACGTGCAAGCGAGCAGTCCCGCGCTCGTCAAAGAGCGCGTAGACGTCCTTGTCTTTGATGTAACCAATCATTTCAAAGTTCCCCCTCTGGCCCGCCGAACATCTCACGGTTCCGGCTCGTGCCGATAGCCATGAGGATCTTTCTTGCGCGTTTTCTGGTCATGCCTTGTCCTCCATCTCAAAGTAAAACGTGATCGGTTTCTCTTGCTCAATGACATTCCCATAAACGACCCCTACTTTGTAGATGTAGTTTTCTCGGAGCTTTCTGGGAATTTCCGCGATATAGCGCCGGAACGTTTCCAGAGAATTTGCCCGCTTGTAGTGGTTGCACATTCGGCATGACGGCATAAGGTTGGAAATATCGTCCGTCCCTGCGTCTTCGGCGTTCCATGCACGTTGCGGCTTGAAATGATCGACTTGCATATCCTTGATTTCGATAGCCCGTCCACAATAGGCACAGTGGCCGTCATACTTCGCATAGACCGCTTCCCGCTTTTTCTTACTGAAACTCATACTCCGTCCACTCCTTCAAAATACCGTGTCCGTTCTTCCTGCGTAGGCCAGTCTGGGTCGAAGCCACGCTTGCGGCGGTTCCGTTTCCATCCACTGTAAATCTTCGCATCGCGCCCGTCGATGCTGTACCCAACGCCGCGTTCTGCCCGGTTGTGAACCAGAAGTGGTCGCGGATAATTCGGATTTCGTGCCCTCAGAACCTCGTACTCGCCGACAGGTTCTTCGAGTTTCCAGCCACTTTGCTTCAAGTATGCTCTGAGGTCGGACAGCATCCCGTGTTTGACCGTCAATCTGTTCTTCATCTGCTACTCCATTTCCTTCAAAGCCCGCTCGGCTTCAGCGCGGGTCAAAAATATGCTCTTCCCGATTGCATTTTTATCGAAAGCCGGGCCGCCTGCCGTCTCGTAGATGACCTCGCGCACCGTGTGCTCATACACCCTCACCCCGTCAGTCTCGTACACCTTGCACGGCAATATAATGACGCGCCCGTCCTTGTCGGCCTCGGCAAGCTCGCGGAGGCGGCTAGGCTCCACTCCCAGCGCCTGCGCTGCCAGATTTATCATCGTGTCCTCCGTAAATGGAGCCTTGATTTCCTCCGGCGTCAGGCCCGTGTCCTCGTAGGCCGCGAGGCGATCAACAAAATCCGCCTGGTACTGCACTCCGCTGAAATTTACCCGCCAGTATCCGTCTTTGAAATAAGTCAGTCGTTCCATAGTTCTTCCTCCACATACCGCCAGCTCTGCGGCGGGCGGGTGACCGGCTTGGGTTTTGCCTTGAGCGCTACCTCTACCTCATTTGGCACAGCGTAAAATTCCCGCAGTTCGCGCGGGGTGTCGTAAATCTTGAGATTGGAGATGTGCCAGCCGAAGCCTGTGGCAGCTCCGAGATACTGGTGCAGCTCCGCAGGCTCTAGGCAGGTTGGCCGCGCAGCATCCGACGGTATCCTTCCCGCGCCGTTAATGTTGATGATCTGATCGCACAGAAATTCCCCGATAACCTTTTGCCGCTTATCCCATAATCCAGTGGTCGGCGCTTTTTCCGTCTTTATGAAAACCGGCTTGCCGTGATACGTTTCTCCATAATTCTCATCGCCGTCTTTCATAATGGTGAGTAGCTTTTCCTCCGGTTTTGTGCAGTAGATATAGCACTTAAACGGCGTATCCATCTTCGGGCGCGTCTTGCGCACCTCGATCGTTTTCTCTCCGCTTATGATCTTCTCGCACCACCTTGGTCTGATGCTGATTAAAACAGCTATCATGCCTTGTCTCCTTTCTCCGGTGCTCCCGGCAGCGGCATCCAGTGAGTAATCAAGTTCTGCGGTGCCTCCCAGTTATTGCACGTCCATCCGTCGCTTGGAAAGTATCTGGCCATATCTACAATCGAGCCGCCCGCGTCCCGAAAAGCAACGAGATATTTGCTGAGACGGTCTATTGGCAGCCTGTCCTCCACGCTGATCCACTGCGGCACCTTCTCCCGCAGCGCCGCGTTCTCGGCGGTCAGGCGCTCGATGAGCCGAGCCGCCGCAATGCTTTTAACCGTCTCGTAGCACTCACAGCCAGTGGCGCTACGCTGTGCCATCGGCTCGCCGCATTGCCTGGAGCACGCCCAATAATGGATGCACTCTTCACAGGCTCTTTCAAGATTTTCTTTAGGTGGCATTATTCCCCTCCGTCGCTTCCGGCAGCGGCATCCACGCGACAACCGGATTCTCGTGCAGCCAAAGTTCATCATTGAACAATGGATACATAACTCCGAGCATGTCCATGTCCGTATCGGATGCATCATAAAAATACCACCATTCTGGGAGCGCAATCCGTTCCCTAATTTCGCCCCGGAATACTTGTCCATCTTTCAAGAGAATAATTACAGCATCTCTTTCATCAGGTAGCCGTTCCGTCACCGGAATCCACCGCTGTTTCTCCCGCAGCGCCGCGTTCTCGGCGGTCAGGCGCTCGATCATGTTAGCAGCCGCAAACTCGATGTATTCCCGCCGATCTTGGATTTCTCCGACCTTGCAGTTTTCGCACGCGTCGTCGTGTCCAAGCCCCTTCGCGCAGCACCGCAGCGCCTTCACGATCTCTTTTTCATTCATAGGGTTTCTTCCTCCATTCCTTCAAGAACCATCATTGTGCTGCCGTCTCGTCTCACAGCGTACTGTAGTGCCTTGTGCTTGATTAGAGACAGAAGCAGTTGAAGCTGAAGGTTCATGAACCACTTTCGATTCCAAATTCTCCCGTTCCAATAGATATTTTCTTGCAGCACCAAATCGTCCAGTGATCGAATGCAATCGCCTTTCATGTATTTTGGTTTGCTCATTTCTTCCTATTCTCCTTTTTGTTCAATCGTTGCAGCAATCGCAAACAAATCTCATGTGTTTTCCGCAAGCATTCGCTCGACCGCCTCCAGCTGGATCGCATCAAGTTCGTCCCCGTGGCGCTGCACGCCTTGCTGCAATCGGGCAGCGCCCTTTGACACCGGCCCCATCACCCTGTCCACGGCTGCACGTTCCAGCGGGTTCAGCTCGTCATGGTGTCCCTGCACGCCGTAGCCGGGCTTTGCAGCGCGGCCGAGCGCCGCAGGGCGTGTGCTGGCCTCTTTCAGCCAGTCAAACACGATCCCCTTGTAATTTGCGGCCATAGAGCGGGTTATCACGTCGATCATGGCTTCCTCGCCGTATTCCTCCGCAGCCTTTGTGATCTGCGTAACAAGGCTTTGCAGGCCGACAGGCTTATACTCCTCCCGTCGTTCGCCCTTGTACGCCACCCATTTCTCAACGGATTCGCGCAGTGCGGGGGGAAGGGGGGAAAGAATACTGTCCATGTCCTTTTCCTTTGTCCTTTTCCTTTGTCCATAGCTTTTTTTGCTTTCATCGGAAAGCATTTGCTTTTTTTGCTTTTCGTTGCTTTCCGGTGAAGCATTTGCTTTTTCTGATTCAGGCCGACCGCCCTGCTTCCCTGCTTCGCTTCTGGACGCGGAGATGGCTTTTTGAGCCGCTACGGATTCGTCAATGTCCCGTCGAATCGCAGGCCAAATGAAACGCTCACTCCCGCTGAACTCTGGCTCTGCTCCCGACTCGCGATAATCCATCGCGGCCAGCACCAAGCGCCCCACCTCAGCAGCACTGTACGCCTCGAAATAGCTCCTGTAACTCAGCCACAGCTTGACGTATTCCTTTTTATCTCCCATCCGTCAGCCCTCAGAACGGCAGGTCGTCGTCGCCGATCTCCATCTGCGGCATATCCGGCGAAGAGAACGGAACCGGCGTTGTGCTCGGCAGCGGCTTGAACTCCGAAGAGGCCGGTGCAGCGGTAGAAGCATTCTGCCCGTCCCGCTTGCTGTCGCCGAAATAAACGCTTTCTGCGACGATCTCCGCCGTCTTGCGCTTATTCCCTTCTTTATCCTCCCAGTTGCGGATCTGCAAACGGCCAGACACGACGGCCATCCGGCCCTTGGAGAAATACTTGCTGACGAACTCAGCCGTGCCGCGCCATGCGACGACATCCACGAAGGCCGTTTCCTTCTCCGCGCCCTGCGCCGCGAAATCGCGGTCGCAGGCAAGCGTGAAGGATGCAACAGAATTTCCGCTTTGCGTCTGCCGAAGCTCCGGGTCACGGGTCAGGCGGCCCATCAGGACGATTTTATTCAGCATTTGCGTTGCCCTCCATGACCTCACCTGTAGTCTGGTCAACAGGCATATTGTCTACCATTTCCGCATCTGCGACAACAGTAGGAACGCTGAACATATCGTCGCTGATCTCCGTCTTGATCGTGCTGTCCTGCGCAATCTGCCGAACAAATTCAGACTTCATCGGCGCGTATTTCAGAACTTTTTTCAGAACGGTCTTCTTTGCCATCTCTTCAAAGTTGGTCTGCCACGGGCCGGAGCCGTATGCCTTGCTGTACTTCTGCGCATGGGCGCGAACATCGTCCAGCGTCATGATCTCGAAGCCGTAGCCGCCGTCCTTTGTCTTGAACATCGCCCAAACGTTCACCGGGTCGCCGCGATCTCCGTTCAGCTTCGGGATAAATTTCAGGCTGCATTCTGTGCCATACTCGGCAATCAGCGTATCGTTCGCGTGTCCGACTTGCGCCTGGATCGTCTGGATCTCGCCGGAGCGGTATGCAAGGTCGATCATGCCCTTATAGCCAAGCTGGAACTGGCATTCAAGGCGATTCTGCTTGCCGTTCCAGTACGGGATCAAATATGCCTGTCCAAGCGGCGTGTTCGGCTCCAAGCCAAGCTGCGCGGCGGTCATCATTGCGCCGAGGAAAGATTGCGGCGTACACTGCGCCAGCTTCGGATTCGTGGAAAGTGCAGAAAGCGTGATCCGCGTGAACCGCTCCGGCGTCATAACGGAGGGAAGCGCTTTCTTGATCTCGCCCTCCATCTGCTTGATATACTGCTGCATTGTCGGATTTCCGCCGCTCTGTGCCTTCATAGCCGTCTGCGCGGTTGCCTGCTGGATTTTGTTCATGATTCTTCCTCCTGTTTCATTTCTGTAATTTTGAATGGCCGGGCCTGCACCGTTTTATAGAACGGTGCCAAATCGATATCCGGGTATGCCTCTTTAAAGGCTTTGGGCTGGAACGTCTGCCGGTTTTGCTGCTTCCAAGAGACGTTGTAGCCGTTGCAGGCGGCCCGCTCTGCCGTGCCCATATCGAGCTTGATCGTGTTTTCGATCTCGCGGCTGCGCTCCGCCAGTGCAGCCGCCTGACGTTTGATCTGCATATACTCAGCCAGCAGCTGTTCGCGTCCGAACAAATCAAGCTGTTCGCCGCTGCTGTCGGCATAAATCGTGCTGATCGCGTCCGTCGTCGCCTCCGAACCGTCTGGTGCAGGCGGGGTGTCTTCCTCGACGCACCGCCAAAAAAGCTTCTCCGCCTCCATCAGCGCGGAGATTTCCGCCTCATCGCGCTCGAGCGTGTATGTAAAGAATCCGCGCCCGAATACGAGAACCGCCAAATACCAACGGTCAAGGCCAGTGACAGCCAGATAGTGCACGCACTGGCAATAATATTTCTCCGGGAAATCCACACCGTTGAACTGCCGAATGTCAAGCGTCGAGGTTGTCTTGCATTCCAGCCCTGCATTTTCGCTGGAAATTCGCCTGTCAATATCTGCGTGCGCCCACGGATACGCGGGGTTCCGAATGATGTAGTTGCAGCGCCGCACCTTTTTCCCGGACGCTTCCTCAAAACGCTTCGCAACATACTCTTCGAGATCTCTGCCGATCCGCATAGCCTCTGTGTCTTCCTTTTCCGGGAGACGCCCAGTCTTATCCATCCATACCGTGTACGGGCTTGCAAAGCGGCTCATTCCGATAACAGCCGCCGCGTCACTCCCGCCGATGGACTTTCTGCGTTCCTCCAGCCATTCTTCGCGGCTCATCTTCACAGTGGAGATTGTATCGAGCATTTACTCCACCTCCACAAATTTGCCGTTTTTCAGCTGGTACCAGGTATCTGCTCTGATATTTTCGCCATCTACGATTGCAGCTTTTACCGCGACAATCGGATACGTCTTCCCGTTCCATTCGCCGCGTTCGACGCAGCAGATCGCGCAGCCGAGTGCGCCCATTGCTTTGCATTCGAGGCCGGCCGCGAGCGCCACACCGGCTTTCCCTGTGGCGGAGGCTGCGCCCAGATCGCCTGTGGCGGAGGCTGCGCCCAGATCGCCTGTGGCGGAGGCTGCGCCCAGATCGC